TACTTTCGTCTTCCCCGTAAGAAATTATGGATTGCTGCTTTGAAACTTCAAAGGTGGCCAGTAACTTGGTGGGATGAGAAGTTAGAAGAGAAGAGAAACAAGGAAAAAATTCGTAAAGAAAAAATATCAAAACTATATCCTAAAAAGAAATGAGGATTGAAGATAAGTTTCTAGATAAACTAACTTTCTATAGAATTCAAAAGGCTGTATTTAGCTCAGACACTTTTTGGAGATGTGTTAAAAATATATCAGGATCTACCAGTGATCAAGAGAAGGATGTTTACTTTGTTCATATGATTTATGATTATGGAGACACTGGATCTAGGTTAGGTTGGATTGCAGACATATTAAAAGAGGCTATGGGTGCAGATAAATTAATGAGAGTAAAGGCAAATCTATATCCTAGAACAGATACCCTAGTTCATCATACACCTCATATTGATTATGAGTTTGAGCATAAAGGAGCATTATTATCTTTGAATACATGTAATGGTCATACTAAGGTTGGTAATGAAATATTTTCGTCCGTGAAAAATAGAATGTTATTTTTTGATCCAAGAGTACTTCATAACAGTACTAACTGTACCAATGCTCAGTTTAGATGTAACATTAACATTAATTATGATCCTGTAATCTCTGGCCACCAAAATCGACTTTAGCTTCCAAAAATCGGGCGAAAAAAACTCCGACATTTTTTTGAGCCACAGGATTTTGTAACACATGTTACAGAACTGCTTGCATATATACTATACATGTGTTAATATAAACACAACGTTCATCCAATGATAGAGCTCACACTGCTGGCATCGCTCCTTGCTGAACATAATGCTTCCCATTGGGAAATGTCTTGTTTAGAATGGAATAGAAACAGGATTGAGATACTTAGCGATAAGAATCTTAACTCTGATGCTCACGAGTATCTTATAGATTACTTGAGAACTAAGGTGTCAGGTAAATGTGATGCTTTTATCATCGGACGCAAGTAAGCCGACTCGGAACGGATCGTTCATCCCTTATGATTGAAACTTTAATTGCTGCATCAAGTGCTGTTACTACTTTAGTTACAGTATCATGCACAGACATTAATACTCTTGTTGATCGTGCTAAAGTCTATCCTGACTTGAAGCAAGAAGAAAGACAGGAAATTATTGATCTATATTATGATTTCGGTGAAACCTATGGTTTAGATTGTAGGGACGCAAAAGCCGACTAAAGGAACGGGCCTTAAAATCCAACTACTTTAGGAGTACCATCATGGCACAAGTCACATACAGAGGTATCAAGTACGATACTAATGACAAAAAGCAAACTAACTCTAACAAGGTTCAAGAAACCTATAGAGGTATCAAGTTTGAGAAGGAAGTTGTTACTGCATAGTATCAATTCCTCATATTCAAAGAGCATCTCTTGACAGATGCTCTTTTTTTGTGTAAAATGCCTAAATACCATATAAAAATTATGGAACCGCAAAGAGAACAACTGAAGTTACGACTTAGACAAGTTGAACTAGCATTAGACGCATTAAAGGCAGAAATCTATTCTGACGTAGATGCGTATTCTACCGTGAATACCGCAAATAAGGTATTATCTGATTATGATGAAATCTTCGAGGACGACGACGGATGAAAAGACAAAAGCATCTTATAAAGAATTTAAAAAATGCCCTACAACAAGATTATTTGTATAATTCTAACGAACTTGCATATATGAGAGAGCAACTTCAAATTCTTGAAGAAATGAATGTAGTCAAGAAAAAAGAAAAACCCGAAGGATTTGGTAAATGAACGTAAAACTTGTTAGTATCACTCCTGATGCAGAACAAACAATGGCTTATATCGCCAGAGTGAGTAATCCCTCAAATCAGGATAATGAAAAATACTCAGGCTTATTAAAGTATTGTATTAAGCATAATCATTGGAGTGTATTTGAACAATCCTCGATGAGCTTGGAGATCGAGACAAGCCGAGCTATCGCTGCTCAAATTTTGAGACATAGGAGCTTTACGTTCCAAGAGTTCTCACAGAGATATGCAGCAAGCACCGCATTAGGCGATTTTGACCTACCAGAACTCAGAAGACAAGATACGAAGAATCGTCAAAATTCTACAAATGACTTGGAACCCGAATTAATAGACAAATTTGAGAAACAGATGATAACCCTGTTTAGTTCCTCAAAGGCACTTTATGAGCAAATGCTGAGTCAGGGTGTTGCGAAGGAATGTGCAAGAATGGTGTTACCTCTATGTACTCCTACCAGAATCTATATGACTGGAAGTTGTCGTTCATGGGTTCACTATATTAATCTGAGATCTGCACACGGTACTCAAAAAGAGCACATGCAGATTGCAGAGCAATGTAGAAAGATCTTTATAGAGCAATTCCCGAACGTATCAGAAGCCCTAGAATGGGTCTAAATAAATTACCCGATAAAATATTATGGCTACATACCCTGTTGTAAATACAAAAACTGGAGATAAGAGAGAAGTCACGATGAGTGTACATGACTGGGATCAGTGGTGTGCTGATAACCCTGAGTGGAGTAGAGATTACTCTGATCCATCAACATGTCCGATGGCTGCAGAAGTGGGAGAATGGAGAGATAAACTACGTAAAACAAAACCTGGCTGGAATGAAGTTCTGCAGAAAGCATCCAAAGCACCAGGTGCCCGTAATTTGAAACTATAAAATGGCCCGTAAAAGAAAAACCTCTGGGGATCAACCTATTGGTGTGGGAATGACTGGTAAACAGATGAAGAGGAAAAAACCTCTGAGTGCTGATTATTTGATTGATATCCAACCTCTTACTGAAAATCAGAAAAGACTATTTGATTCCTATAAAGAAGGAAAACACCTCGTTGCCTATGGAGCAGCTGGGACAGGAAAAACTTTCGTTACTCTCTTCAATGCTCTAAAGGACGTTTTAAACCAGAAAACTCCATACGAAAGAATCTATATTGTAAGATCATTAGTCTCTACAAGAGAGATTGGATTTTTACCTGGTGATTATGAAGATAAATCAGACATCTACCAAGTGCCTTATAAGCACATGGTAAAGTATATGTTCGAAATGAACTCTGATGCTGATTTTGAAATGCTTTATGGGAATCTAAAAGCACAGGATACAATTAAATTTTGGAGTACCTCGTTTTTAAGAGGAACTACACTCGATAATGCGATTGTGATTGTTGATGAATTTCAGAACCTCAATTTCCATGAACTCGATAGTATTATTACCAGAATAGGAGAAAATAGTAAGATATGTTTCTGTGGAGATGCTAGACAATCTGATTTACTTAAAACTAATGAAAGAAACGGTATAGTGGACTTTATGAACATCTTGCGTAAAATGAATTCTTTTGATATAATAGAATTTGGAATTGATGATATCATTCGTTCTGGACTCGTGAAAGAGTATATTATTGCTAAACTTGAAATGGGTATGTAATGTTTAAACATGTTGATTTGAATCTCCCTAAACTGACTAGGGAGACTATTGATGGAGTTCGTTATTACTCAGTACCAGACGAAGAAGAGTTACTTAAACTTGTTTCGATTACTTCCGTAACTAGCCACTTTAATAAAGACATCTTTGTTAATTGGAGAAAGAAGGTAGGTAATGAAGAGGCAGATCGTATCACGAAAGCGGCCACAACCCGTGGAACTGATATGCACACACTCACGGAACATTATCTAAAGAACGATCAAGTACTTCCAGAGGTTCCTCCTATTTCTGATTTTTTATTTAAAATCTCAAAGGGGGAACTTAATAAAATAGATAATATTCACTCCCTTGAAGGTGCCCTATATAGTAAACAACTGGGAATCGCTGGAACTGTTGATTGTATTGCAGAATATGATGGAGAGTTATCAATAATAGATTTTAAAACATCTAAGAAACCAAAGCCAAGGGATTGGATAGAACATTATTTTGTTCAAGCAATGGCATACGGTTGTATGTTGTATGAATTAAAAAATATATCAGTTAAAAAATTAGTCATCATTATGGCTTGTGAAAATGGAGAATGTGTAGTTTATGAAGAGTACAACAAAGCAAAGTACATCAAACTTCTCGACAAATATATTAGAAAGTTTGTTAGAGATAAACTGGAAATCTATGGAACCGAACAAAGAACTTGAGCAAGTAATGGAGAAGAAGTTTCTTACTCCCGCTAAATTTGCAATGGAAATTGAGTCAATAGTATCTAAAGAAGATATGAATTACATTGATGCAATATGTTACTATTGCGAAATCAATGGACTTGAGATAGAATCAGTAACAAAGTTAGTTTCTAAACCACTCAAAGAGAAATTGAAGTGGGATGCACAGGAACTAAATTTCATGAAAAAAACATCAAGAGCAAAATTACCTTTGTAATGCCTAATAAAGTTGAATTAACACATTATCGTCTTCAAGCAATGTTGAGAGAACATAGTTTCCCTGACCTTGAATATATTGGAGAACGTAAAAGTTGGAAATCAGGAGAAATGGAACACTGGTATCGTATCGGTGAAAATGAAGTACCTGTTGATGCAATTGAACATTTAGAAAGTGTAGAAGATGAAGGAGATTGAAGTATTACCTCAAACCATATATGAGTTTGAAGCAGATCCAAAAATTACAGCATTAGCATTAGAATTACTTAAAAAAGAAGAATTAATTAATCAAGAACATTCTACAACTCATCAGATTGCGGGATTTACTGAAAATGCCGAACTTAATCGCAAACCTGAGTATGCACCTATCATGGATTGGATACGTGAGTGTTTAGATGAGGTAAGAGTAGCAAGAAGATTACATTGTGATCGTATAGATATCACTCAGGCTTGGGGTGTACTCACTACCTATAATACACACCAACCAAAACATTTTCATACTAACTCTTTTATAAGTGGTGTTTTTT